CGCCTGCGCCGCGCATTGATGTTGACGAAAAGGTATTGTCTGGTAAGTTGCCGTCATTCATGAAGACAGCAGCACGTGATCGGGTACTGGCTCAGATCCGTCAACATCGCGAAGACAGCTACAAAAAGATTGTTCGTATCCCTGATACAAGCAACTACGACGAACAGGTATTGGCAGTTGGTCAAGGCGACTATCGAATGCGTTTTGGTAAAGAGCTTGATATTGATAACGCCAAAGAACGTGAACAATTCTTTAAGCTATTAGATCGTAAACAAGCTGAATATGACAAGCTAAAACAGAAATATAAAGACACGCCGGATATGACGATATATCACGGCAATACTCCTGAGAATATTAAGCCGATTAAAGAGAAGGGTTTTATTCGTCCGTCTACATCGGGCTTCTCTGGTCACGATGAATTGCTCGTCAATGCTCCGTCTTTGACTCGTGACCTCAACCTGAATTTCCGATCATCTCGTTTTGGTGGAACAAACGAAGAAAACTTTGTTTCCTCTACCATTCCCTACGCCGACTATGTTTTCATGCGCGTAAATATGCCGGAACAAGCATATCGCTCACAGAATCTCGACACCGTAGCACAGACCATTAGCGGCGTGCCGGGGCAAGCCAGAGCGCTACAGCTTCCGCGAGCAGACTATTTCGAAACAGAGTCAGCTATGGTTGAAGCCGACAAGCTTGCGCTTAAAACAGACGCGAAGACAGGTGTTAAAGAGGCAGTGCAGAAGTTCAAAGAATATAATAAAAAGCGAATTGATGCCGGTAACTCACTGAACTCTTTGACCAGTGACATCTATAAAAATAATACTCTGAATGTCACGAATAAAGATGCACAAGCAGTCTACTATTTCACTAAGAAATATCTGAATGCATTAGCTGAGTCAGGTAAGATTACAAGCGTCAGGAGCGGTGTTGGTCAGCAATATCAAACCTATATTAGCGGCTTGTCAAAGCATCGTAAGATGTTCCGGGATGTTGCAGGGTTTCTTCGTCAGAACGGATCAGAAGAAAAGGCTAACAATCTTGAGCGGCTTGTTGATATCATTGAGCAGGCTACGAATGAGCAGCCGAAGGTGACAGAGCAAGCGCTAAAACTTACCGATAAGTTTAAAACTGGTGGTCTTGTACGACGCAAATAAAAAAGCCCCGAAAGGGGCTTTCTCTTTGGTGCCTCATGACAGAATCGAACTGCCAACCTCGGGTTACAAAGCCGATGTTATGCCATTTAACTAATGAGGCTATTGAAGGATGTTGACACCGCTCAATGCGCCCTGTGGAATCTTCTCGTCCATATCGACACCGATTTCATCGATGGCATGAAGAGCTTCGATCAAGATCTGCATCACGTCAGATTTGGTGAATGATTCGCTGACGTACATATCCATCGTGTGCTCAGTGGCTTTGATGATGAGGGTGCCTTCAGGCGTGTTGTTTTCCTGCATTTGATTGCACCTTTTTCAGATTGTCAAAATAGGCGCAATCGAAACCACGCTGCCATTCTTTGCCCTTGAGCGTTTCAGGATTGTATTTGCATACAAGCCATCCGCGAGAGAAGGCGTAGTAGCCTTCTTCAAAAGCAAACATCGACTCCTTCGAAATGAAAAAGTTTTTGTCGATAAACTTCACAGCATTTCCTTCAGTTGTGATATCGGAAGATTGTAACAATCTGCTTTGACAACATACTTGTTGTCAGCATCCAATTGCCCTTTCTTCATAAACACAGCGTCTTTGAAGAACTGGTCTTTGGAGTATACACCACACCACCAAGCTGTCGTCAAGTCTTTTTTTACTCGCACGAAAGCATAAATGTCACAGTTTTGTTTCGTATTGAAGTTGGCAACACTGTTGCTGTAATGCGGTAGCGGAGCAACAGAGGTTGACTTCGTTTTCACATCAACGCGCTTCTTGTTGACGATCATATCGTAGTCGTAGGTATTGGTGTGGTCAATGGTTTTGCCGTGCTTCTTGAATACGTACGCTGCCACTTCTTCACCAATAAAGCCAACAAGATTGCCCATACCGAGGGTGATGCTGTTCTTCAGCGTCCCCATCTCTTTGGCTTTCTTCCTAGCTCGACTAATCATGGCGTCAGTTATTTCGACCTCAATCATCAGCCATATCCCTTCGATCCATAAATTCACCAATATAGATCGTCAGGAATGGAACCTTCAACAAGATGCCAACATAGCAGAGCAACACTTCTTTACCGCTCTTCTCTTCTTCTGCGCGATAACAAATTTCTTCGTTGTGCTCAATGTCTAGTCCGATGCCGAGTCGTGGGCGAACAACAATTTCCATCATCTGCCTTTCTTAAATTGCTTATCAATATCAACCAAAGCCACAAGCGGATCTTGCCTGCCAAGCTCTTCTTCGAATGCAACGACGAATTCCTTCGTGATGCCTGATCGCACAATGTCGTCGCGGGTGAATTTGACGAAAGCGGTATCGGTTATCTCGTATCGTAACACAAGTTGCTCAAGGTATGTCAATCCATCTGTGCCGACGCGAACATCTGTTTGTGTGCCGCTGTTGTCCCCACAGAAAATCATCTGACTACCTTCGCCGATGCGAGTAACAAGCGCTTGCACTTCGGGGACGAATAGCGACTGCGCCTCATCGACGATGATGATGGCTCTTTCCCAAGAACGCCCACGAATAGTTTCGAGTGAGCAAATCTCAATCGTCTTTTGTTTCAGATGAATCTCGGTGGTGGCTTTGCCGAGATAGTCTTCGAAGTAGTCGATCATCTGCTGATAGTACGGCATCAGCTTCTCGTCTAGCGTACCCGGCAGGAAGCCAATAGAACGTCCTGCAAGCGGCTGATACGCCCTAATCAATATCACCTTCTTTACGTCGCCGTAATGAAGCTTGCGTGCTGCGTGCCAACACGCCATGATGGTTTTGCCTGTACCGGCGCTGCCTGTTGCAGCTACAAGCGTGCTACGCCTTAGTTCTTCGAGAAGTATTTTTTGTTTTTCGTTACGTGGGGTAAGTGTTGCAAAATCATCACGAACAAACTTTTCTTTTTTGACACGTTCGACGACGGTCTTTTCTGCACGCTTCAATTAAATTTCCTTATAAAAAAGCCGCTGAAGGTTTCCCGACAGCGGCTCTGTTATATCACTGACTTGCCTGATGTTTTTGTGATACAAGGTTACACATTTCAATAAAATCGTTATCACTCATAATTCTTTTCATCATATTGATGTGCTTATGTACCCAACGAACATTATCTTTAGAATAACCTTTTTTGTTATTAATTCTATCTAGTGATGCAGTATTCACTGCGTACTTGTTATGTATTACAAGTTCGACACCAGTAAACCAACATTTTTTATCTTGTTTAATAAACATATCCCATGCATCTTCTTTTGTCATTTCTAATGATACATGTGATCGCTGTTTACAATTATTGCTATATTTTATGTGGCTCGACCACCAATTTCCAGATATTGATTCGTATCCGTCCCAACATGAATGTCTGCTACCACTTTTAACGCGATCACACCCACAAGAACGAACATTATTTGATTTTCGATTTAAGTGTCGAGAAGTTACTTCTGTTAGTTTTCCACAATCACAATGGCATATCCATACAACACTTCCATCGTTTGACCACCCTGCTTTTTCTTTTACAATCAATTTTCCAAATCGTTGTCCGACCAACTCTAACGCTCGCATTTTCATCTCCTTGAAAATATGATCGTTGTAGTTGATCGGACAAACATTGTCAAATTACCTTACGGGACATGCCCCATTTGCACATTCACTATCGTCGAGGCCAATATTAGCTTCTTCAATCTTCGTAATGAGTTTGGTCGATGCAACCAGATGGTTGTACTCTTCCTCTGTAATTTCGGTCAGGGGCGCTTGCTTAAAATTATGCCCACTATGCAGCAAAAACGACAGACTCTTGTGAGAATTCTTGTAATACTTCTTCAGGTATTTACGAATCTCAGGCAACTCTTCCTTGCGATAATAGACGGTGCAGCTAACGCTATTGTCGCTCCAGTTTTCTTGCAGCCACTTGATTGTCTCCAACTGATCGATGGCAGTCATGTCCTTAGCCAACACCGCATTGTCGGGGTGACGGAACGGGAACGACACTACCACGGTGCTGTGGTCTTCGCTGCCGTCAAAGTTCTGCTGATACTCGACGTGATAGCCGTGGTCGCGGCAGACTTGCACCAGAGGGTGATTGCTGCTAATGCGGATACGACGAATCATGTGGCGAG